GGCCGACAAGCTGCTCCTCTCGCTCGACCCGCTCGCGGCCCTGGCCGAGACGAACGCGGTCGCCCTCGACCAGCTCCTCCGCGAAGTTGACACCGGGAGTGAGGGACTCCAGCAGATGTACGCGGACCTCGCCGAGGCGGCGGACCTCTACCAGGACGACGCGAAGGAGATCGTCGAGGACGAGATCCCCGAGCCGCCGGCCGACCCGATCACGAAGCCGGGCGACCTATGGGTCCTCGGTGAACATCGCCTGCTCTGCGGCGACTCGACGAAGGCGGAGGATGTCGAGCGGCTGATGGCGGGTGCCAAGGCTGACATTTGCTTCACGTCGCCGCCATATGGTGCGGCTAACGTCGCCAAGCTGAGAGACCACTACGTCCCGGGAGCCGCGAAGCGCGAGTCGTTCTACGACCAGCACGAAGACGACCCCGACTCGTGGCCCGATCTTATGGCCGGGTGGTTCGCGGCGTTTCGGCCCGTGAGCGAGTGCGTGATCTGCAACGTCCAAATGTTGGCCGACAACAAGCGGGCGATGGTCCGCTGGCTCGCGGAACGGTCGGACGATCTCGTTGACGTGATCGTGTGGGACAAGGTAAACGCCGCTCCGCAGATGCAGGCGAACGTACTGTCGAACGCGTTCGAGTTTTGTTTCGTGTTCGGAGGCAACGCGTCGCGGGCGATTCCGTTCGCTGACTTTCACGGCACACTATCCAACGTCCTGCGGCTTGACCCACGAGGGAAGAACGACCAGGCCGACAAACATCGGGCGGTGTTTCCGCTGGAGCTACCGGCGTGGTTCATGCAGTCGCTTTGCCGCGAAGCGAACACGGTCGCGGATCCATTCTGCGGAACAGGCACCACGCTCATCGCCGCCGAGCAACTGGGCCGCAAGTGCTACGGCATGGAGATCTCGCCGGCCTACTGCGACGTGATCGTGAAGCGGTGGGAGACGCTGACCGGGAAGAAGGCGACACGCGAGGAGGTGCAGCATGGGAAAACGCGGACCGCGTAAACAGCCGACGAAGCTCCGCCTCCTTCGGGGCGACCCGTCGAAGGAAGGCAAACACGCCGACGAGCCGGTCCCGCCGGCCGGGGCCGTCGTCGCCCCGGAGTGGGTGACTGGCAAGGCCCGCGAGAAGTGGGACGAGGTCGTCCCGCAGCTCGAGGCGATGGGCCTGATCACGCCGGCCGATGTCGAGGCGATCGGCCGCTACTGTGCCATGTACGAGCAGTGGGTCCGCTACCTCGACCAGATCCGCCGCGGGCTCGACGTTCTCGTGATCCGGGACAAGGACGGCAAAGTGAAATACATGCAGTCGACGCCGGCCGCGACGATGTTCGTCAAGCTGGCCCATTCGATGCTCCGGATCGAGCAGGAGTACGGCCTGACGCCGTCGGCCCGGGCCGGCATGGAGGTGAACCGTGGGGAAGTCCGAGACACGCTCCAGGCGTTCATCGAAGGCCGGGCCTAAACAGGCGACGCCGCGGAAGCCTCGCGGCCCGGCGTGGAAGCGGCGGCCCGAGTACGTCGCCGGCTACACGTTCGAGCAGGAGCGGGCCGACCGCGTCGTGGCTTTCGTCCAGCAGTTCGTCACCATGACGAGCGGCCGGAAGTTTGCCGGGAAGCCGATGAAGCTCATGCCGTGGCAGGTCCACGACATCATCGAGCCGATCTACGGCTGGGTGGACGACCAGGGCCTTCGCCGCTACCGGCGGGCCGCGATCTTCGTCAGCAAGAAAAACGGGAAGTCGTCCCTCATGGCGGCCCTTGTCCTCTACCACCTCCTGGCCGACGGCGAGCCCGGGGCCGCGGTCTTCGGGGCGGCCGTCGACCGGATCCAGGCCGGCGTCATCTACCGCTCCGTGGCCGCGAGCGTCCGGGCGAACCCCGAGCTGGCCCGGGCCCTCGAGGTGATCGACTCCCGCTCGACGATCGTCCACCGGCCGACGGCCTCTCGGTACACCTGCCTCGCCGCCGACTCGTGGCGGGCGGAAGGTATCGACGCCTCGGCCGTCGTGGTCGACGAGCTGCACGCCCACCGGAAGCCGGATCTCGTCCAGGCCTTGACCTACGCGGGAGCTGCTCGAGCCCAGCCGCTCGTCGTGGCGATCTCGACGGCCGGCGAGTCGCGGAACGGGATCGGCTACCAGTGGTACCAGGACGCCCGGCTGGTCGAGGCGAGCCCCGAGGCGAACCCGACATTCTTCGGCAAGATCTATGAGGCGAAGGAGGACGACGCCCGGGGCGTCGAATCGCCCGAGGTCTGGCGCGACGCGAACCCGTCCCTCGGCGTGACGATCTCCGAGAAGGACTTCGCGAACGACTACGCCGATAGTCTCACGAGCGGGACGAAGCGAACGTCGTTCCTCCGATACCGGCTCGGGATCTGGGCCCAGGCCGACGCCCGCTGGTTCCACGGCGACGACTGGGCGAAGTGTGGCCGCGAGCCGATGGAGCCGCTCGCCGGCCGGCCCTGCTGGGTCGGGGTGGACCTGGCCTCCAACCTCGACATGACGAGCGCGGCTTTTGTGTTCCGGGAGCAGGACGGCTCCTACTCGGTCGAGTGGAAATACTGGGTCCCGTCGGAGACCGTCGGCGACCGGGTCCGCGAGGGGATCCCGTATGACACCTGGATCCGCGAAGGCTGGGTGACGGTCACGGACGGGCACCGGCTCGACCATGAGGCGGTCGCGCGCGACATCATCGCCTACGGGGAGTCTCACGAGATCCGCGGCGTCGGGGTCGATCCCTGGCAGGCCGGGGCCCTGGAGACACTCCTCCAGCGGGAAGGGATCGAGGTGAAGTCGGTCGCCCAGCGGACGGCCTACCTGAACGCGCCCTGCAAACTGCTCGAGGCCCTGGTCGTCGAGGGCCGGCTCCGGCACGGAGGAAACCCGGTCGCGGCATTCAACGCCAACAACGTGTGTGTCTACACGGACCCGACGGGCATGATCAAACCCGACAAGGCGAAGAGCAGCGAGAAGATCGACGGCATCGCGGCGCTCGTGAACGCCCTCGCCCTGGCCTCGACCGACGACGCCGAAACCGGCAGCGCGGACGACTGGAAGATCCACGTTCTCTGAAACTTTACCGGGTGGATTGCGGGGGCTGACACTGGCGGCAGGCAGGGCGTGGAGCGCTGCCGCTCGAGGGTCCGCTGATGCCCCGCAAGCCTGCCGCCGCCCCGCGCCGAAAGAGTGCCGCGCGGCCGATCCGCGGGACGCTTGTCAACCTGCGGAACAGCCTGGCCGACATCAGCCTGAGCCTGTCGCCGCGCGACATCGGCCCCGAGACCGCGATCCGTGTCTCGTCGATCCTCGGGGTCGTGCGCTGGATCTCGCAGGCCGTGGCGGTGATGCCCCTCCAGATCATGCGGACGCTCCCCGACGGACGCAAGGAAGACGCGGCGATCCCCTGCTCCTACACGCTGCGGAAGCGGCCGAACCCGTGGCAGTCGGCCTATGACTTCTGGCAGCTCGTCGCCTACTGGACGGCCCTCCACGGAAACGCCTACTGCCGCGTCCTGCCCGGGCCGCGCGGCTTCTGTTCCGAGCTGCGGCCGATGCACCCGAGCCGGGTCAAGGTCGACCGGCTCTCCGACTACTCGCTCGCCTACAAGTTCTGGAACGACCGCGGCACCTGGGAACCGGTGCCAGCCTCGGAGGTGATGCACTGGCGATGGCTCTCGAATAACGGGACTATCGGCATGGCGCCGGCGGAACTGTGCGGGACGTCGATCGCCCTCGCCCGCCAGCTCGACACCGCGGCGACGGCCTTCTGGCAAAACTCCGCGCGTCCCGACGTCGTCCTGGAAACCCAAGAGAAGATCCCCGACGAGGCGATCGCGGCCCTCCGCGAACAGATCCGGACGCTCTACGGCGGCGCCGCCAACCGCGGCAGCGCGGCCGTTCTCCCGCGAAAGACGAAGCTCGTCCCGATCGAGAGTAACTCGATGGAGGCGAACCAGTTCCAGGAGCTGCGGGACGCGATCCTCCCCGACGTCTGCCGCTGCTGGGGCGTTCCCTCGACGCTCCTCGGGGATGCCCGGATGGCGAAATATTCGACCGTCGAGCAGGAGCACCTCTCCGCGCAGGTCTGGTGCCTGCTGCCCTGGCAGAAGCGTATGGAGGGCCCTGTCGATATGCTCCTCCAACCGGTCTACGGCGAGGACGTTTACGCGAAGCTCGACAACCGCGGGCTCCTCCGCGGCGACACCGCGGCCCGGGCGGCGCTGTACCAGACGCTTTGGAACATGGGGGCGATCACCCCGAACGAGATCCGCGACCGCGAGGATCTGCCGCTCCTCGAGGACCCGGCCGCGAACGAGACGTTCGTGCAGCTCGGCTTTTCGACGCTGGCCGCGGCCGCCGCCCAGGCCGGGGCCGCCGGGGGCGATCCGCCGGCGAGCGACCCGCCCGACGACACGCCGGCCGACGCGCCGCCGGATGACGAGACCCCGCCGGCCGACGAGCCGGCCCCCGGAGGGACGACCGATGTCGCAGCCTGAACGCCGCTACCTGCTGACCGCTGACCATCCGGACGCGATCGCCGTCGAGCGGCGCGACGACCAGCCGCCGCAGCTCGTCGGGATCTCGCCCCCGTGGGAGAGCCTGTCCGTCGACTTGGGCGGCTTCCGGGAGAAGTTCTCCGCGACCGCGTTCGACGGCCTGATCGACCGCAAGCCGACGGACCCGCGCGGCAAGATCGACGTCCCGTTCCTGTTCAATCACGACCCGAACCTGATCACCGGCCGGACGTCGAATGGCCGTCTCGATCTGACGAAGGAAGCCCGCGGTCTCGGCTACCGGCATACGCCGCTCCTGACGAGCAGCGGCCGGGACCTCGTGATGATGGTCGAGGATCGGACGATCACCGGCAGCTCGTTCGCGTTCACGGTCGCCGACGGCGGCGAGACCTGGACGGAGGACGAGCGCGGGAACGTGATCCGCACCGTGACGAAGGCGAGCGGCCTCTATGACATTTCCGCGGTGACGAGCCCGGCGTACCCGGCCTCGTCGGTCGCCCCGCGGTCCCTCGACCTGTGGCGATCCGCCCGCGCCGCCGCGGCCGCCCCCGGCGCGGCCCAGGGCCTGCTGATCTCGCTCGACTTCGACCAGACGTTCACGGCCGCCCCCGGCCTGTGGCGGAGTTTCATCGCCGAGGCCCTCGCCCGCGGAAACCGCGTCTGCTGCGTCACCCGCCGCGAGGACACGGACAAGAACCGCGAGGAGCTGCGGCTGGCCTTCGGGGAACATTACGGCGACCTGGCCGGCGTCGTGCTCGCAGGACCGGACCGGCGCAAACGGTCGGCCGCAGCCGACGCCGGCCTCTCGCCCGACATCTGGATCGACGACAAGCCCGAGACGGTGCCCGAGCCCGAGGAGACCCGCGGCCTCCGCGTGTCGAGCCTCGCCGCCGCCCGGGCCGTCGCCGCCGCTGCCGCCGCGAGGATGCGCCTCTATGCCGGGTAAATGCCCCAAGTGCGGCGGCCGTGCCCGCGCGACTTCATCGAAGCGGGCCGGCGACCGCCAGGTCCAATACGTCGAGTGCCAGTCCTGCCGCGCACGATGCCGCCAGGTCGTCCCCGCGGATTCAATCTGGAGGCGCAGCCGATGACCGACATGAACGCCCCGGCCGCCGCAGCGGCCCCGTTCGACACGCTCGCGGCCCAACTCGGCGCCTTCTTCGCCGCGGCCCGGTCGGCCGCCGCCGGCGGCCTGACCTGGCAGGAGTTCGGCGAGCTGCTCGCCTCGCTCCTGCGGATGTGCGTGACGACGCTCGACACGGTCGAGGGCCTGTCGCGAGAAGAGAAGCGGGCGGTCGTCCTGGCAGCGGCCGCGAGTCTGTTCGACCTCGTCGCCGACAAGGCGATCCCCGTGTTCGCCTGGCCGTTCTGGCTGATCGTTCGGCCGGCCGTCCGTTCGCTCGTCCTGGCGATCGCCGCCGGGGCGATGGAGCAGATCCTGAAACTCGTGAGGTCGTGATGATCACCGCGCTCCTGCTCGCCGGCGCCGCCCTCCTGTTCGCGAATCCCGAGCATCTGCGGGCGATCCGCGAGACGCTCCGGCAGAAGGCCGCCGCGGCGGCGATCAAGCCCCGGCAGATGATCGCCGTCGGCCTGGTGATCGGCGCCGCCCTTGTCTGGTATGCCGGCCTTCGCGACCAGGCGGCGCCGCCAGCCCCGGCCCCGGCCCCGGCCGGGCTGCACCTGCGCGGTTTGTTCCGGGGGCCGACAGCGGCCGAGGACGCGGCCACGATCGGCGGCCTCTGCTCCGAGCTGGCCGACGAGATCGAATGGGACGGCCGGCAGGCCGAGCCGTTCCTCAAGAGCGGCGTCTCGTTCGACGAGCTGCGGCAGCGGGCCCGCGAGCTGCGATGCCGCGGCGTGTCGATCGGCGCCCGCCAGCCGGCGGCCCGCGACGCGATCAAGGTCTACCTCGAGCAAGAGGTCGGGACCGCCGGCGGCCCGGTGACCACGGAACAGCGGGCGAAGTGGGTCGCCGCCCTCCGCGAGATCGGCCGGGAGGCGACCCATGCGGCACGATAGGATCAGGCTCCTCGCCGTCTCCCTGCTTCTCGGCCTGGCTGTCGCCGCGGTCGTCGCGAGCCTGACGGCCGGCCCCCGGCCGGCCGGATGGATCGGCGAGGGCGACGGGCGGTTCGGCTGGCGGCCGGATCCTGCCGGCGTTCGCGAGTTCCTCGCCGAGCTGCCCGAGCCGACGTTCGCTCGAGCCGGTGCCGAGACCGTGGCGAAGGCCCAGGGCGTCGACACGTTCCTCTACCGGTCGGCCCACAAAGCCCACCAGGCCCTCTACGGCCGGCCGTGGGTCGTCGAGCGGCAGGGGATCGGGGACTGTGTTTCCTGGGGCTGGGCTCACGGAATTTTCGTGGCCCAGTGTGTCGACTGGGAGACAGGCCGGCTCGCGAACCCGCCCCCGTTCCCGTCGACCGAGGCGATCTACGGCGGCTCGCGCGTCGAGGCCC